AGTAACGGAAGAACTAACGCAAGCTCGTGATGAGATTCTGCAAGAGATTGCATTGTTCAACGACTTGGGCAACATCTTGAAACAAGAAGCACGGCCAAAGACACTTGTTGTCGGCGGCGGTGCTTTTATTGTGTCCGACCTTCGCGGCGTGGATCCAACGCTTGAGAAACCAATCATCGAGTATGTGGACGAGCGCGATT